TACAGATATAATATTACCTGGTGCTACTTTAAATATTTCATAATCTTTAGCTTGCAATGGTGTTGACGATGCTGTTGCAGTAACAGCAGGATTGCTAATAGTAATATGACAATCAGTAGTAGCATACAATCTTACATACCTTACTTGTCCTGATATTGCAGAACTGTTTGCAGCACTAGCTGTGTAGTCTACCTTCTGTACGGTTCCTGTTAATTTATAATACATAATGTTCCTTAGAATGATTCTAAAGAGGGAGCCGAAGCTCCCTCACTTAGATTATTGGTTTACGTCTAAAAGAATGCCGTGTGCGGCTTCGTTTCTAACTTCAAGTGTGTACTCAGCTAAAAGTTGTTTCTTTTCAGAATCACCAGTTTTTGCTAGATCCTGAACTTGGAAATCTCTTAGGTAAGCAGTTGCCATCATATCTCTTTGGATAAGGAAAGCATTACTCTCACTTGTTACTGCCATAATTCTGTTTGGTACTACTTGTAGATCACCAAAGTCTGATGAGTAAACATCAATAGCTGCATACTCGACTTTAGAATCTGCTTGACCAAACCTTGTTGTGTTGGCGTTAAACCCAGATACGGTTTGTTTAATACTCGGTGGTACAACAAGCATATCCATTTCTCCACCTGACTCATAAACCTCTTTGATAACAGTCTTTAAGATTGTCTCAGTTAGGTCTCTGTCAGTACCAGAGTTGGGTAAGTCTGTTCCAGAACCAGTAGACAAAGCTCCACCAGATCCTGCATCACCATTAGTTTGAATCCATGTTGGGATTGAACCTAATTTTCTAGCGTTTGATGCGTCACCGACTGCTTGAACTTGACCTTTAATAAGAGCAAATTCCATGTCTTTCTTTAGTTCTTTTGATTTTTTTGCGACCTGGTATGCCATTTCGTCAGCTCTACCAGCAGCATCAACAGCACCTTGTGTACCTGACACAGCGATTACTTTGTCAGATATTTGAGTGAAGTTAAATGCTCTCGTTGTTGCACTCATAGCGTCAATAGTTGCATCGTCACCTTCGATAACTGAGTTAGCAGTAGGTGTTGCGAGTGCATCTAATTGCCATTCGTGCTTTGTTGATTTTGCGGTTGTACGAGGTATCGCAGATAGGATAGGAGTATCTTCTGGACTAATGTTATAGATTACATCTACCAAGTCCTCTCGAATACCTACAGTATCATACGTGTCGTACAAGTTAGTTGGTTGTGCCATTTGGCTCCTCCTTTTAAGTTATACGAGACTTCGGAAGATTTTGGCTGCATCAGCAACTTTTCCAGTCTTCTTCAGTCTTGAGAGTTGTTGACGTTTCGCCTCTGCTGCTTGTTGACCTTTAGATTTTGATACACCGCCTTTAACTACTTTAGGAGCATTGACCGCTTTCTTTTTGATCTGTGGTTTAGCTTTTTGAAGATTACGATAAGCCATCGCATCTCTAACTAACAACACATATCTGTGGTCATAAACACTATCAATTTCCTGTGCATTAAAACCTTGAGAAGATAGATAATCTCTCATCTGTTTTTTAAATTGAGAACCCTTTTCAGGATGATTCAATTCAGGAAGTTTAATACTTAATTGTTTTTGTTGCTCTTCAAGGTACTTATTAAACTCTTCCATTTGTAATTGTTGAGTTTGTTGTTGCACTTGTTGTAACTGTTCGTTTTTCTTTCGCATTTTATGCTCAAGTCTTGCAGCTTCAACAGGGTCTTCGTCATATAGTTTTTCAAAGTCCACTTGTGCGTACTCTTGTTGTAGTTGAGCTTGTGCAGCTTGATTTAATTGGTCAAGTTTAGCAATTTTAGTCTCAACGTCTTTTTTTGATCTTTCGACAAAATCACTTGTCTGTTGTTTTTCAGCAGCAAGTTCTTGTGTCTTTCTTGTGTAATCTGCGTTCCGTTGATACCCTTGAATTAACTCATCTTGGGTCACCTCGTAATTCGTACCATCAATGGTTACGGTGTAAATAGGCTCCTCAGAGTTTTCTTGTATATCTTCCGACTCAGATAGTTCGTTCTGTTCTTCTTGGTCTTCAACATTTTCTTCTTTGTTTTGGTCCATGTAAGGAACATCACTTGGATTTACAGTTTCTTCACTAGAAGTTTCTGCTTCTGTTTCTTCTGTTTTTTCTTGTGTAGATTCAGCTACTGCTTGCTCTACAGGTGTAACCTCTTCAGATGCTTCTCCAGTCATAAGACCTTTGATTATATTTCCTGCTTCGATTACGTTTGTTGGTTGGCGATCTGCCATACCGACCTCCTTTTTAAATGTTACACTCCCTTGTGGGTTGGTGTATTCGATTTAAGTCGAATTCTTTTTAAGCTGATTTAATTGTGTGGCTGCAAGTTTACCAGTTTCCATAACTGTACGGAGTTGGTTTTCTATCTTTTCTGTTACGTGATAGGCTTGCCATAATGCTCTTCGAGCATCATCTTCATTATGTTTTGTGTTAAAAATGGCCAGTTGAAACTCTTGTTTTAAAGTTTCAAATGACTCTTTAATTAAAGGTTCATCAAGAAGTAGTTTAGCTTTTTCTCCTCTAGATACCTCACTTGTCAGTTTGCTCTTGTCCATTAGTTACATTTTGCATGATTTGTTGTCTTTGGTCAAGTTGACGATTAATAACATTTTCTGCTTGTTCTCGTATCTTGCCTTGTTGAACTAAATCTTCTTTTGCAAGCATTGCATCTCTTCGGATCTCAGCTTCGTTAATTTTAGTTCCGTATTGAAGTTCTAATTCTTTAATACGTGTTTCAAATTTTAATATCATTTCTTGATAGCTTTTTTCTAGTTCTTTAATTTTTATTTCACTATCAATTTGTTTTCTTAAATTCTCACCCTGTACTTGCATTTGAGATACCTTTTCAAACTCTGTAGGTTGTGGTGGTTGTGGTGGTGGCATTTGTTGCATACCCACATCTGGATCTGTAAAAAATAAACCAGTGTTTTTCAAACCAGCGTTTTCTACAATCTTGGAAAGTGTATTGTAAATGTTTCTAAGGTTGACCATAGGGCCAGCAGGTGTTCCCTGAAGCTCTAATGCTTTTAATTGTGTTTGTAATATGTTGTTTAGTATAGAAAGCTGTTGATCTCTTGATCCTGTACCTAAACCCACGTTAATAGTTACATTGCATCTATTGCGCCATTCCATAGGTTTGAAAGGTACAAACTTATTTCTGATTTTAATAATTCTTTCTTTGTCTTGATGTTTTACAACAAGTTCAAATATTTTCTTAAATAGATCCTTAACACCAGTTTCTGCAAATATTCTTGCAATCAACTCTACTCTCATTTGTGCTTGTGTTAAAATAACATTAACACCTGTTGCTGTTTTATTTAGTGAATCAGCATCCATACCCTGAGAGTATCTTGTAATGCCTGTTCGTTGTTCTCTTACAGTGTCTAGGTATTCAAGTAATGGAAATGCTTGTTGATTAATGGTCTGTGTTTGCATTGGCATCATAACCTGACCAGGTGCGCCTTTAGTTCTTACAACACCACCAGGTCTATTAGTTAATAAGTCATCAAGGTTTACTTGACCATCCATCACTGCAACTCTGTTGTTGTTTGTAAGATACATATTATCCAACAACTGTCTCATAACGGTAGATTTAATAAGTTGTAAGTCCTCAGTCATTTCAGAAACTGATCTACCAAAGAATCTATGTGGAACCATAATCGGTGTTACAGAAACAAAAGGTACGCTGTCACATAATTCATCATCAAGTATTACATAACCTCCAACACCTGCCATTGTAATTTTTCTTAACTTGGCAACACCGTCACCTTCAACATCTATTTTTGCATAACACTCAAATATAGTTATTTCATCGGTTGACTCTTCACCTGAATTACTTTCATAGTCGTAGTCTAAATTTCTATAACGTGTAATTTTTTCTTCGTTGTATTTATCTGCAACATCGGTTGGTAGTTTATAAATTACATCTGCGTCAAAACCAGCTTCGATAAGTTGTGTTCTAGTCTGTGTTGTACGGTGTGCAACAAAGTTTGCATCTTGAATACTTTTTGCTCTTCTTTCAATTAAAAACTCTTCAGGTGGTATGGCTTCTATTTTTACTTTACCATAACTTTCTTTTCTAACAATAACACAATCATGCAACATAGGAGTTGGAACATTTTCTAGTTGCTCCATAATTAATGGATCATCACTTTGTTCCATCAACGCTTCTTTTGCATCAAGTGCTTTTTGGTCTGGATACTCAGAATGCTCTTTGACTTCTACTCCCTCTTCATCAATAAGCATGGTGTATTCATCGTCACTTAATTTTTCATAAGTTTCCTGTTCACGTTTTTCATTAGTATCCCAGTATATCTTTGCAATACCGTTTTTTTGTATAAGTGCATCTTTAAATATTGTGTATAGTGAAACAAAACCATCATTGTCTTTGTTAAACACATAGTTAAGGTAGTCAGTTGCCTGTTGCGCAACTTCTTCATCTTCAGCAGAAACAGGATCACATTTTACAACTTCGTCACTAGCTGCAAATGTTCTCAGTAATGTAGGTAAAATACTTTCCACAACATCACTAACGTCTGTTGAAACTACTTGTGATCTACCTTCTTGTTCATTTCCAAACGGTTCACCAAAGTAATACTCAAGTGATTTTTGTCTTTGGTTTGTTATATCAGATCCAATATATCCTAATGATGATTGTATCTCTGATTGTAGTATTGCTGCTACTTCTGGTTCTGTTAAGGGTTTTCCTTTTGCCATTATACTATATACCTTGTATCAATATTTATTTCTGTTGTCCATTGACTTGCAGTACCAGGATCAATCGCACATCCATAACGAAATGCGTCTGCTCCGTGTGAACTCCAGTCATGTAGTGGTTTGTTTTTAAATGTCTGCATCCTATCGTCATACTCTTTACGGTATTGGCGCAAACATTCAATACCAGCTTTACATTTGTTTTTATCAAACCAACAATCATCAAGTGTGTTTCTCACAGACTCGATTCCATGTTGAACTTCTAACTTAGGACAAATATCAAAATTAATTCCCAGTTCTCTTGCAACCTCTAATCTTGATTTACCTGTTCCAAGTTCACGTGCAACAATATCATGTGGTGCAACGTGTCTTCCGTAGTTATATGATTTTTCTTCTAAAACATTTGCGTAATGTGCAAGTGCTTCTCCTGAAGTTTCATAATAATCAATTAGGTGTACTTCTTTACCTATTCTTTGAGCAAACCATATAGCGGTTGAATCACCGATACCTAAATCCCACCATGTTTCTACATCACTATTTTTATCGTATTCAACATCCGTTATACGGTTTTCTTTTTCTGCCTTTTGTATTTGCTTGCCATAATAAGCACCACTGACAGCAGCTTGAAAGCTCACCTCAAACTCCTGTTCAAACTGGTCCTCTGGCATTGTAAGTTTTGCTTCTTCTAGTTCTTCATCTGGAATAACTCCAGACTCAGATGCTCTATACAAAACAGCTTTCCAGTCACCACCTCGTCTTCTTGCTAAATCATAAACATCCCAAAAATGGTTGTGACCCATTGGTGTTCCAATAAATATCACATAACCTAGTTTGTCTGATATGGCTGGTCTTACAATTTCTGTCCATGTACGAGGTGACATGAGGGCAAATTCATCCAAACACACTCCATCAAAGCCAAGGCCTCGAAGTGAGTCTGGGTTGTCTGCCCCAAAGATTTGTATTCTAGAACCATTCCAAAGATCAATCTTCAGTTCAGTTTCATGTTTGCTACCACCTAACTTCATCAAAGGCTCTGTATATTCTTTTAAATAGTCGTAAGCGACTGCCTTACCTTGTCTATATGTTGGTGCTATGTATGCAAGCCGAGCATTTGGTTTTTCACAAGCTGTGATAATCAAATGATTGACGGCAAAAACTGTTTTACCAAACCTACGGTGACAACAAATTACGTTAAATCTTTTTAGATTGTTATGTAGTTCTTGTTGCAATGGCCGTGGTTCATACGGTATTTCAATATCCATTATTTAAGAATTTTGTTTATATAATTTTGTGTTTCTTTTGGTAAATTATTAAACTTAGATCCAGCTTTGACCCACTTGTCTGTTTTTGTAGGACCCATATTGTAAGCAGCTAAAGCTGATACAACATCGTTATCATACTTATTCATCATTGCTGAAAAGTAATCTGTTCCAAATCTTACGTTTTCTACAGGATCAAAGGGGTCTTCTAAAGGTTTAACTCCAAACCCAGGTTCTTTTGCAGTTTCATCCATGATCTGCATTAGACCTTTAGCTCCAGTTTTTTTATTTACAGCGTTAGGATCACCAGAACTTTCAGCCATAATTATTTTAGGTATCAAACTATCAATAGATGGAGCAGTCTGTTCTAACAAACCCATGTATTTAGCAGGTAAGTTAGAACAGA